AACACGGCCTCAACAGCCACAACAGCCACAACATGGATGGCGTTACCCGTCTGCCGTACCAGCTTCATCACTGGCATAGCCATGACAGCATCATCATTGTCGAGGGTGAACAGGGTGTCGAGGCACTCAACCGCGCCGGTTATCCGGCAACCTGCAACCCAGGTGGCGCAGGTAACTGGCAACAGGAACTCAATGAACACTTCGCCGGCAAGCACGTCATCCTGATCCCGGACAACGATGATCCTGGACGCAAACACATGGCGTCGGTTGCCGAGAAACTCACCGGCATCGCAGCATCCATCACCACCGCCGACATATGCAAAAACCTCAACGACAAGGATGATATCGTCCAGTGGATACAGCGTAACGATATACGCACATTGATCTCGCAGATACGACCCAGCGATCCAGCAAAGGAAAGCCTCGCAGCGTGGCTGAAGAAAGAGATACCGCCCAGAGATTACCTCATGGGCACCGTAATGTGTACGACCTCAAGGTGGATGATATATGCGCCAACAGGGCTGGGGAAGACGCTCTTCGCCCTCAACATGGCAACAGCCATAGCCGCCGGCAAAGATTTCCTGAACTGGAAGGGTGGCAGACCGTGCCGCGTACTCTACATCGACGGTGAAATGCCGCGGGAAACGTTCAAGGAACGGACACAACAAGTCGCAAACCTCTACGGCGAGAACGCACAGGTATTCGGGCTCAACCGTGACAGCCTACAAGCCGACAGCGAGGACATCCCGCCTCTGAACAACGATGAAGGCCAGGCATGGCTGGAACGCCAGATCGACCTGTATCAGCCCAACGTCATCATCTTCGACAGCATAATGTGCCTGTTGTCGGGCGATATGAAAGAAGAGGAAAGCTGGGAACCCGTCAAGAAATTGATGAAAAGCCTGACAAATCGATACATCGCACAGATATGGGTCCACCACACAGGCCACGCAGAAGGCAGATCATACGGCAGCAACACAAGAGAATGGGAACTGGACACCGTCCTGCGCCTCGACCGCCCGAAAGACAACGGCGAGGGGTTCGTCCTCAACTTCACCAAACACAGGCTTCGCACCCACCTCAATTCCGAGGAGTTCATGCCAATCCAATGCGCTCTCACGCAGGATGGCTGGCATATCTCAGGCGTCACGAAAGAAACCAGCAAGAAAGGCGATGATCGCGCCAACTACCGAGACGCCATCGTGGAGGCATATGACAACCTGGCCGTCAATGTCGCCAGACGACCCGTAGGTCATAACGGTGCCGATGTCGCATCCATCTCTATGACAGATATCAGAGCGTGGTGCGTCAGGAACGGAATCATGCCGCCAAAAGACGATGGCGCAGACGTGGTGTCGGCAGGAACCAGGAAGGTGGTCGATAGAGCCAAGATCGACCTCATCAAAGGCAGCAAATTTGCCGGCAATAGTGAAAGCATCTGGAGGATATAATGAGCGAGACAGGTGCGAGACAGGTGCGAGACAGGTAATGGGACATGTCTCGCGCAATTGCCCAGTAGGCGAGACAAGACAGGGACCGTCTATAGACGGTCCTGCTGTCTCGCCGGTCTTGATGGGACGCGAAACGAGACAGGACACAGGTGGTGAATGAGCAAGAAGAATAAAAAGAAAGAAGTGAAAAAAACCATGACCTCGGATTACGGTCCTGCTGAACAGCAACAACATGGGTTATACGTCGAGATTGAAACACCGGTCGCCGGCATCAAGGCATTACGGAATACCACGATCGATCCGATCGAGACATACAAGAGCCGCGGATCGATATCGAACACCCAGTACATCGCAGCGGATATCTTCGCCGCGCAGTATCGGAGAGCGCACCTCGCGGCAACTTATGCCCAGGTCAGGTACGATAATGCACCAGGCGGTGGCGAGATGCCCCTGGAAGCGGTCGAGGCCATCCAGTTGTCGAAGCAGCGTGTCAGGGATGCTTTGGCTCATGTAGGCGCACCTCTGTCGGATATTATCGAACATGTGGTCGGTGAGGGCTTCACTGCCGGTAGCTGGAAAGGCGTGGAGATGTCCAAACGGCCTGAACAGGATGGCATGGTGGCGTTGCGCCTCGCGCTGGATGGCCTGGTCGGGTTCTACAAGGTGGTGTGATGTCCTGTTCTTGTTCGTCTTGATGCCACATCATATGGATGGTAGGTGATTCGCTATTGGCACAGTTGTGCCGGTACTTCCTCCCACCTACCCAACTCAAGGGGCCGTTAACGCGGCCCCTATTTTATTGAGGTATACATGCCACCGCCTTCAATCCGTACCGATAAGATGATCGAGGAAATTCTCGAACGCTTTAGTGTGGGTGAAACAATCACGGCCGTATGCCTTGATGCCCATATGCCGACGATCAGGGCGCTCCAGAAGTGGCGCATCAAGGACAAGAAGCTGGATGATGAATGTTTCGCCGCTGAAAAGCGCGGCATCATGGTCCATGCCGCCGAGGCAGTCGATGCCCAGCGCAGTGTGATCAACAACACTCTCAAGGGCGATGTGAAGAGAGCCCAGGCCGTGGTCACTGCCGCGAATAACATGGGACACCAAGCCCTGGCGAAGCTGTCGAAGCTGGATACTCGCTACAAGGATAAGCAGGAAGTCCACCACACCGGTCCAATGGTGATCGGGTGGGATGAGGAAGAGCCCGTGGCTGTCGGCGTTGCGAAGCCGATCCCCAACGCTTGCCTCGACGCCATTACATCAGAGGATGTGGCGAATTGAGCGTTGGACTGAAGCTGTTCGTTCGCGTTCTCGCGCAGGGAATCTAAGCACGTTGGCGCTGTCGAAGCTGCCGGCCAGGCTGGCGTTGGGCCTACCCCTGGGCCTGGCGTCAGCCGTCGAGCCCGGTGCGAATGATTGACGGCATTACATGGATGTCGCTGTCCTCTTGAGGTAGACCGCGGGTCTGTCGGTTTGCCAATGGAACGTTAGGGAACTTGACACACCCCACGATCGGCAGACATGTTCGGTTGTCCAGGATTCGTGGCCGAGGGGGGGTACCCCCGGATTTCCTGGCGGTCTGGGGTATTGATGGGTCCACGCTCCAAATGCGACCTCTGTTTCTCAAGACTTTTCGGCCCCCTCTGGCCCCTGTTGGGGCAATGGTTTACCTTCCATATTTACCCGAGGATTAGAATTATGTGCATGGGAAAGGGTTTCCTGAACCCCAGCGGGTTTATTACAGATAAAATCTTTGGCCGCGGCAGCACCATGGCGAATATTCTGGACCCGTCTGGAATCCCGGATAATGATCTCATTGACCCGTCTCGTGTTGAAGCTCGCAGGGAAGACAAGGCGAAGAAGGTGGCGGCGGCGCGGATTGCCGACCGCGATGAGCGATTGGCGAAAAGGGCTGCTGGAACATCACTGTTAGGATAGAAAAATGGCTTTACTGAAGAAGAAGGTTTTGAAGGCGAAGAAGGCAAAGAAGGTGCCGGCGAAGGCTGCTGCACCTCTGGCCCACGCTTCTGACGGCAAGTTTGTCGCTGACGATCCATCGACGCCTGAGAACGAGCATCTGGGCGAGGTGCCTTCGCCTCGCGCGGCGCAGCTTGCCACGCCTGGCGGCGGCGGTCGCCGGTTAGGCGGGAAGTTGGTTGGCTAGGCGTTATGTCGAGGGGGTTCTGACGGCCTCAGAGGCTTCCGATCTTGCATCTGAGGTAGGGTATCTTGAGTTTTCCGACCCTCGCCTTGCCGGCGTGGTGGCCGAGATTGGCGCCTGTTGGGCTGTTTCTTTGGAAGCGCCTTCTTATGTGAGGGTGGAACAGAGGCTGGAGGGTCATCCCTGGCATACGGATAGAGGCGCCAAGGGTCATATGAGTTGGTGTTCGTATAGTGCGGGAGTTCTTTTGACGAACCCGGATACTGATTTTACCGGTGGCGGGTTTTATTTCCAGGATGATCCTGATACGCCGTTATTTCCTTATTGCGATTTGATCACCTGGGACAGCGCCTCGGATAATGTTCATTCGGTAGCGAAGCATCGCGGCAACCGCCGGGCGTTGATCATGTTTTTAGGGGGGGTTGATGTCTGAGATTCAGCAGATCAAGATTCCCTATACGCCGCGGCCTTTGCAGAAGGAGTTTCACGCACGGGCGAGGCGTTTCAGCGTAGCCGTTTGCCATCGCAGGTTCGGGAAAACGGTGATGGCGATCAACTGGTTGTTGCGGGAAGTACTGACGTGTCCCCATCCACGGGCACAGGGTGCTTATATTGCGCCGACTTATGGCGCTGCGAAGCGG